CTTTATATTCACTAAGTTTATCATATATTTTAACAAATTTATAAAATGTCAAAAATAATATAGACAAAGTAGCAATTTTAAAACTAAATTTATATGTAATGAGAGACTGAGACTCAATCTCAATAATTTCATACTCTTCTGAATCTTTCATCTCATCTTCGATTTTATCTTTAGCATCTTTTAATAAAGAATCATAAGAATACCAATGACAAGTATCAAAAACTCCAGCATCTAAAGCTATATCTTTTAATTTTTGTTGATAATCATCAAACACTTCACGCGAATGCAAAGAAGCGCTTCGTTGACCATCATCAATATTCTCTAAAAATAACTCATGAGCCGTTAATGGACTCTCGAGAGGCATATAATAAAACCTTTTAATTAGAGAATCTACAGAAATTGGAGCTCTGTATAATTCTAAATGAGGGCAATAACGAAAAGTGCGTTTTAAAAAATCACTCTCTTCATCTAATTTAGTAAATTTAACTATTTTAGCATCTTTATCAGCCATAGTAATTGTTAAACCTACTTTCTTGCCAGCATCTACAATAGTTTCACCATTGAAATTTAAATATTCTGGTAAAACAGAACTAATATTATCATCTCCATACGTCATAGATCGTACACATTCTTTATAACGTTTACGATTCTTCAATTCAGGATATAATCCGAAAAATAAAATACGTAAATATAAAGAGTTAACTATACCATTAAGTTCAGTGGTTAAGGGTTGTCCCGAAGGATTACTATTCCCTAATCCAATCAAAGAACCATCAAACAATATAGATGGATAATTCATATCAGTTAAAGCTCCAGTCGCAATAGTTATAGCTTCTTGACTCATTCCTAAGCGCTTCATAATTTGAACAATTATAAAAGATGCCTGGGATGAAACTTGTGCCGACATTGTCTGGTCAAAAGCTGAATAATCAAGTGCTATAACATTCTCAGTAGAATATTCTGCTAAGAATTGTCTAAGATGATGAGCATCAATACCGTTCATATCAATGCCTTTTCCCATCTCAAACAAAAAGCGATTATCTCCCATTAATTGTATAATTCCACCTAAATATTGGCGGACAACTAATAGGAATGGGAAATTACATCCCATAAATACTCTTGCCTTAATCTTATGATTAGGCAAAAGTTCATTGGATTTCATAGAAGCCTTAAATACACAGCCTCCTGATTCCTTATTAAGATATTTATCTTTTAATTTATTATACTCTTCTTTCATATCAACTCCTTCATGGGGTATCAATGTTCGAGGCATAATAGGTACATTTGGATCTTCTTCTTCCATTAACATGTACTTAGATTTTTTACCTTTATAAGGAAATCCTACCGATGTATGGTTATTAATACCATTTAAACATTCGCCAGGAATACCATCCAATGTTTCCGTAAAACTTAAAACTCTACCATATCGTTTTTTATCATCATTCGACATATTATCAATGAACTCAAAAATTGAAGATAA